CCTTATCGCCCTGTCGAGGGCCATGACGGTCGCTATTGCGCCGTCGATCTTCTCGGTGGACTTCGCCTTGTCCATCTTGACATTCCCGGCTGGGTCCGTCCGGACGCAGACGTTGTCCATCATCCACCGGAGCACCGGGTTGCCGTCGTGGGCGAGCCGCCCTGACAGAACGAGGTTCATGAGCTCCTTGGTGGGCGGCGACATGCTGGAGAACCCCTGGCCGAACGGGACCACGGTGAAGCCCATGCCGTCCAGGTCCTGGGTCATCTGCACCGCTCCCCACCGGTCGAAGGCGATCTCCTTGATGTTGTACTTCTCCCCGAGCTTCTCGATGAACTTCTCGATGAACCCGTAGTGGATGACGTTCCCCTCGGTGGTGATGATCCTCCCCTGGCGCTCCCAGAGGTCGTATGGGACGTGGTCCTTGAGGACCCTCGCCGCCATGTTCTCCTCCGGTATCCAGAAGAAGGGCAAAACGTAGTATCTGTCGTCGTTTTCGCCGGGAGGGAACACCAGCGAGAACGCGGTTATGTCGGTGGTGCTCGAGAGGTCCAGGCCCCCGTAGCAGGGGCGCCCCTCGAGGTCCTCCGGCTTGAAGTCTTTTTTGCAGGCGTCCCACTTCTCCATGGGCATCCACCTCACGGCCTGCTTCACCCATTGGTTCAGGCGGAGCTGGCGGAAGGCGTTCTCCTCGGCGGGGTTCTGCCTTGCGGACTCGTAGGCGGCCCTGACCTTCTCCATCTGGACGGTGATCCCCAGCGACGGGTTCGCCTTCCTCCAGACCTTCGGGTCGGACCAGTCGTCGTCCTGCTCCGCGCCGTAGATGACGGGGTAGAACGTCGGGTCGGTCTTCCTCCCCTCCAGGATGTCCTTGGCCTTCTGGTGCGTCTCGTAGCAGATGCTGTGGACGTCGGTCCCGGCCGTGGTGATCAGGAAGTAGAGAGGCTGCGCCCTGGCGTCGCCGGACCCCTTCGTCATGACGTCGAAGAGCTTCCGGTCGGGCTGGGTGTGCAGCTCGTCGAAGACGACCCCGTGGATGTTGAAGCCGTGCTTGGAGTAGGCCTCCGCCGACAGCACCTGGTAGAAGGAATTGGTCGGCAGGTAGACGATCCTCTTCGTCGCGGCGAGTATCTTGCAGCGCCTGTTGAGCGCCGGGCACATCCGCACCATGTCGGCGGCCACCTCGAACACGATCGAGGCCTGCTGCCTGTCGGCGGCGCACCCGTAGATCTCGGCCCTCTCCTCGCCGTCCCCGCAGAGGAGGTACAGCGCGACGGCCGCGGCCAACTCGGACTTCCCCTGCTTCTTGGGGATCTCGACGTAGGCCGTGTTGAACTGGCGGTATCCGTTTGGCTTGAGCGTCCCGAACACGTCGCGGACGATCTGCTCCTGCCAGTCGATGAGCTCGAACGGCTCGCCGGCCCACGTGCCCTTGGTGTGCCTGAGGCACTCGATGAAGGCGACGGCGCGGTCGGCGGCGGCTTTGTCGTATGTGGACGACTTGGCCTTGAACCTAGTCGGTTTGTACTTCCCGAGCTTCCTCATGGGCCACCTCCTTGACGAGGTCCCTATAAGGGATGGTCTCGCCTCCCCTTATGCAGTAGACCCCCTCGGAGTCGCCGGTGTCGTCGACGTACCTGCGGAGGATTACGCTCGCGTACTTCTCGTCGAGCTCCATGGTGTGGCAGATCCTCCCGGTGAGCTCGCACGCCATGAGGGTGCTCCCGCTCCCGCCGAAGGTGTCCACCACTATCGCGTTCTCCTGGCTGCTGTTCCGCAGCGGGTAGGAGAGCAGGTCGAGCGGCTTCGAGGTCGGGTGGTTCTCGTTGCGCTTGGGCTTCTTGAAGTTCCATACGGTGGTCTGCTTCCTGTCGCTGTACCACCGGTGCTTCCCGTTCTTGAGGAACCCGTAGAGGATCGGCTCGTGCTGCCATTGGTAGTCGGACCGCCCAAGCACGAGGGAGTCCTTGACCCAGATACAGCACCCGGCCAGGTGGAACCCGGCCTCCTCGAACGCGACCCTGAACTTGAGGCCCTCGGTGTCGGCGTTGTAGCATTAGACGCTGGCCACCG